GCCTATTAGTCCATTAGGGGCTAAGTGGTTCGCAAGTAAGCCTCGTACTTTTGCTATAAGAGTTGAACCCATTTTGAAAGGAGAAGGTTGAAAATTAGGGTCTAACGCGCCGCCGTTAGCAGCTTGTTTTGCTTGCCATATTTCAGTTGCAACCATGAGCGTAGCTAATCTGACTTCAGGCATAGTTGCATAAGTTACATAGTCAGTTGCCGCAACTGTACCAAAAGGACTTGTTGGGTGAATTGGCTCAACTGTTGAGTGTGCGGTTACAAAAGTTATTGAATAAGTATCTACGTCCGTAATTGTCTTAGCACCATTAAAAGTTGCGCCGTTACCACTTATGGTTACTGTTTGACCAACAAAAAAATCGTGGGGTGTATTAAAATATAAAGTACCAAAACCGACTTCGTGGGAGTGGGCATAATTAAATGCTTGATTTTTCCATAGATAATCGGTAATAATGTTTTGAGCAGCTTGGCAGACTTCCTCAACAGTTGCCGAAGTATAAAGCGTACCCAACTGTAAATTTGATCGGAGTTCCGCTTCAGTACAAAATGTGGCTGCCATGACTACCTTTCTTAGAGCAAGGGGGCTAAGGCTTCCAAAGCCCCCTCACATTTAAAAACAGGTCTTAATTAAGACTTGTTGAACTTGCGGATTCCGCCGGCTTGCTTTGTTAGCACGCTTGCATATCCGTAAACCTGTACTGAGATTTTTCCGTTATCGGAAAGTTGTACCTGCAATTTTGTAACAGGTGATTCGTAATAAGTAATTGCCTCAGGTACTACCAAGAAGCAAGAATCATCAATGAATCCTGAAGCCAAAACGTTTGCGTCAACATAAAGGTTTGCGCCAAGTACAGTTCCAGTTATTGATTGACCTGAAACGTTACCTGAATTGTTTTGAGGATTTGAAGCCATGTAAAGAGCGCGCTTGCTTGAATCTTGCATGCCCATAATTGAAGCCCAAACATCAGTTGAAGCAATAAGGTTGCGAGCAAACTTACCTGTTGACTTCTTTGCTGCTGCTGCCTCTGTTGCAAGGAAAGCTTGTAATCCGTCTGCGTCAGCTGTTGTTGCTGTTGCCGCTGTTCCGTCTGCAACAATTGTTTGCAAAACTAACTTATCTGACTTCTTTGCGTAAGCGTCATTTAACTCACGTAGTAATTCGTTTATGAACTCAGGTGAGCTTCTATCAATGAGTTCCCAAGTAACTTCATTTTTAGCAGCTAACTTAACAACTGAAGCAGTTAAATAACCTGACTCCATTTCGTCGTTAGTCATTGCAGCACCCTCGTTAACTTCGTTTACGGTTGGGGCTTGAGTTAATTTTGGAACTGTAAAGCTAAGTCCGCTGGTAGGTAATGTTCCACGGCTGATCGCGTCAATTGCTGGGCGATCTGAAATTGATGAGGTAACAAACTCTTGCATGTGCAAAGGTAATGTTAAACCTGTGTTTGTTGAAGTGCTTGAATCAGCTGCAAGAATAAGTTGACGAGATTCGTCGTTACCCATTGCTGCTCTGATTGAGTTCTCAAGATATTGAGCTGAAGTCATTGGTGCAACGCGTGGTGTTGTATACACCGCCGCTGTTACTGTTGGGCGAGAAGCTTCAACCGCTGGGGTTTCTACTACCTCGGTCGCAACAGGTGTATCGGTTGTTGTGTTTTCCACAATTTCCTCTATTTCTGTTTTGGTTTCGGTTGAAACTGCCTCTGTATTTTCAGACGCAGCAACGCTGGTTACTTCAGCTGTTTTAAATGCAGCTGCCTGTACTAGCGAAACTTCAATTAGACGAGCCGCGGTTACGCGATAAACTCCATCTTTGTTTTTTCCTTTAATAACTTCAACACCAACAGACAAACCGCTTCGCAAGTTTTCGCTTGCCTCAATCAAACTATCTGTACCGCGTGTTGTATTAGAAACTTTAAACTCAGCAAAAATTCCAGTTGAATCCTCGGTTACGTTTTTCATACGTCCAATAGGTTGTTTGGGGTCATGCTCTAAAAGTAATTTAACATTTTTAGGGTCATCAATTTGAATTGAGTTTGCCTCAAATACAACCTTACCTGCGCTGGTATTTCCGATCTCATCACCAAACGGGACGATTTTTCCCGCAATGATTCTGCGAGATTCTGAAGCTTCCAAATCCGCACTAAAATTAATTATTTCCATATTACTCATCTCCATTGGGGCTTAGGTCTTCCATTGCTCTAGCTTGTTCTACTGTTATTAATTCCAGTTGCAACATTTTTTCAACAACAGCAAGTCTTTCAAGTGGGTCAGTACGTAAAAATCCTGAGTCAATATCAAAACGGATATGCTGGGTTGCAGGTGTTAGATCATCTAAAGAAAAACGTCGTTCAATTGCTTGGATATAAGGCGCAAGGGTAAATGAAACAAGTTGACGACGGTTATCTAATATGTTCTGATAAACCATTGAATTGTTCATATCAGCATTTAAATAAAACGCGTCAATGTTAAATAATCTTGCAATTTGCGCGCTCATATTTTGCAACGCGTCCACATACATCATATCTTTAGGAGAAAATGAAGTTGGTTGGTATTCAAGGCTTGCAGTTAAATATGCAGTTGATCTTGATTCTCTAGCACGACGCCATGCAGACAATAATCCTGCAACTTCTTTTTCACCCATGTCCGCGCCATTATTTTTTAATATTCCCGCTGGTTGTGGTGTGCTTGAAGCAACTGCCACAGCTTTTTCTAAATCCGCGGCTGAGCGCAATATTCTTGCACCTGAAGTTAAAAGAGAATCTTTACCAATTTGAATTGTAACTAAACTGTCAATGCCTTCCATTGGCACGGGTTTGCCGTCAACGTGGTAGGTTTTGACTAGCGTGTTTGTGTTATTTAATTCAACAGTTACTCTTGAGTTAACAACATATTCAAAACGAGCCGGACGGTTGTCATCTTGGTAAATTTCTTTTACTTGAAGGTATGCTACCGAATACCAAATTAACGAGTCCACAATCCAACTAAGGGTTACATTGTTTGGTGCATTTTTAGTTAATTGATTTACCCAAGGTAAATTAGGAATTTCCTCACCAGTTGCTTTTGAATAAGTGGAAAGTTCCATGCCGCTAATAATTCCGCAAATAATGTTGCGCGCTTGTTGAACTGAAGGAATTGTAATTGCTTCAGCTCTATCAAAACTTAAAGGTTGAAACGGTTGGTAATAATTAAAAGTGTCGCCCATTACTGAAGGGGCTAATTGTGCCTTAATGTCAGTTTTAGGTGATACGCCGATTAAATCGCGAAAAAATCCCATTAGAGAATTATATCACTTTTAAGTGTCAAGCGTAGATCATTGGAACGGAAATCGGCTTACTTAACAAGTGAACACACATTGCCGTAGAAATTGAAGCTGTAACGTCGCCAGCTGATTTTCTGCGAATAATTCTCCATGAACTATCGTTATATTTAGCGGCTGCATTATTCATTGATTGAACCCACTCCGGTTGACCACTATGAACAATACGAGAATTGGTCAAACAGTCAGCAAGTTCCCCGCAAGCCTGATAAAACGCTTGTCCTGATACATCAACCAATTTATGTCCTTGTTGTTCTAATTTTTGTGCAATAGACGCAGTTGCGTACTTATCATAGGCAATATGGGTCGGTCTATACTTCAAAGCCCAATCATGGATTGCCTGAGTCATTTTAAGTTCGTCAATTGCAATATCAGAGCTAAAGGTTTCCATAACCCCTACGCCAATCTTTCCGTCAATTAATTGGGCAGCAACAAGGCTTCCAGTACGTTTTGACGGACTTACATCAAAAGCAAAAACAGTCATTGCCCCAACAGGTAAAACGAGTTCTGAATCGCTGCAAGCTTCAATTGAGCCAAAAGTCCAAGGCGATACTTGAGAATCAATCCAAACCGAAAACGTTTCAGTCAAAGTAGCTTCAATAGAGTTAGTTGCAATGCTTTCCTCAATCGCCTGTTCCGTGATTGTATGACCAAGAGCGGGATTACTTATTGCCCACAATTTACGATCATGTAAGTTTTGTCTTATTGACATAGGGGCAGAATATTCATAAAAGCCAAAAGTAGGGCTTGGGTACTCCATTGCCTTAGTTCGTAGATCATTAAGCACCGTACTAAACGCGTCACCCGCATTTGAACAATAAAGGCTCATTGCGTTGGGACGCGCTCTAGTGGTTGGCACGGCAGCTTGAAAACCCTCAACTGAGATTTCGCGCAACTCATCAATGAATAAGAGGTCGGCGTGCTTTCCGCGGCTTCCGTCACGAGTGGCTGCAACAATCTCGTAACGAGTGTTATCAGTTAACGTAATTGATTCTTGTCCGTTTGTGTATCTAATTGCCTTAGTCTTTTGAAGTAGCACATCATTTTCCTCAATTGTGTTAGCAACAGCTCTAAACACGTCAAAAGCCATTGATCGGTTAGAGGACAAGCCAATTATGTTTTTAGAGCCAAAAACGAACATGTGAGCTAAGATCATTACTTTAGCTAGTTCAGTCTTACCATTTTGGCGGGGCGTCACGAGCAGATTGGTTCTGCGCTGAAAATTACCTTCCTTGTTAACACGCAACATATCCTCAAGTACAAATTCTTGCCACGGTAGCAATTTGATATTGATAGTTTCCAAAAACTTAATGACTTCCGGCAATCTACTAGCTGTTTTTAGGAAAGGCGTGTGAATACGAGGCTTTACAGCCCCTATAAGCGGTTTTTTCTTTGCCCCTCGTTGTGCGGGGTCACCCTTGGCTTGTTTGGGCTTTGTAGGGCTACTCATGGCTTCTCAAAGGGGCTTGGCGGCTTTGTCATCACCGTTTCAGGGAGAGGAACGCCTGA